TCTTGTAAACCAGATTGCAACTCTTTCGCTACATTTTGAGCGTCGTTAATCTTATTTATCCGAAAATCCTCTTCAATTGACTGCGTACAGGTAGGACAAACCGTATTTTCAGTAAAAAACTTATGCTCTTTTGTAAGAGTTGCTGCTTTTTGAGTGATTTTACCCCTCAATCCACTCATTTTACGGAGTTTTTCGGTAGCTCCAGTCACTTTTTCTTGCTCTACAATCCGTTTTTGCACCTTTTCTTGGTTCAAAGACACTTCTTTGTTGTAAAGACTGATAAGTTTTGTCTGTTCAGAGACTTTTTCTTTCTTTTTGGCAATATTTTCCTTACCTTGAGACTCCAATTCGTCGATGAAGCGACTTTGCATGTCAACTTTGTCACTCAAAGACTCTTTTTTAAGGTTTAAAGTCTTGATTTCGTCCTTCAGAGCACCAATTTTACTCTTAATTACCACATTCATGGACGAAAAGATCTTAATGTCAAGCAAATCTTCAATAACTTCGCGTCGATTTGCTGCAGATAGTTGCATAAAAGGCACAAAAGTGCTACTTCCAAGGATAACAATCTGAGTAAACGACTTATAGTTCATCTTCAAGACATTTTGCTCTAGCCATTTTTGCTGATCTAGTGCTGCAGCGTCTTGATTTAGTTCTTCATCATTACGATAGATCTTGAAAATATTAGGTTTGATACCTCTGACTACTTTCCATTTGATAGTTCCGATAGAGAACTCTACCTCAACACAACAATCTTTTTCATTGACTGTATTAGGCAGTTGTGGTTTATTAATTTTACGAAATGCCTTTCCAAAAAGAGAGAAAGTAAGTGCATCAAGAATGGTAGATTTACCAGCACCATTAGTACCGATAATCATTGTATTACCGTTCTTATTCAGCTCAACTTCAGTCCAATGATTACCCGTCGAAAGAAAGTTCTTCCAACGAATTTTTTCAAATAAAATCATATGTCTCGGTTTCTGGCGGCACTACTATATCGTTCTTAGAAATTATAGCATACTCACACTCATGGATGTGGCATGTCTTAAGCATTATATCGTCTTCTACTTCAACTATGTGCATTTCTGGATATCCATGTTCATCTTCTAACTGCATGGCATAGCGAGTTGCATCATCTTCCTCTTCAAATAAGTAAAGAATTTTTTCTCCAGACTTATCTAAAACAGAATATGCTCCCTGATCTTCTTTCCCCTCTACAGTTAGAATGAACATTAAATTAACTCACACGCCTCCTGATATGTTTTCCTCATAATGTTTTGGAGAACAGATTTGTCGAGATTAATTTCTGCCTCTTGGATATATCTATTCAAAATAGAAAGTGTGTCTTCGGATTCAAATGCTTCAAACTCTTCAGGATCTCCAACTTCAAAATTTTCTACAACTTTAAGATCCGCTACTCCAACTGAATAAAGTTTATCAACAAACTTTTCAAATTTCTTACTACTTGATTTCTTACGAACAATAACCTTTACGATCTTGTTTTCATACTTTCTAGCATCAAATGTTTGATGATCCGTATCTTCATAATAAATGTTATAGAACATCCGATAAGGATTATTTACATGAGTATGCTCTAGAGTTTCAGTATCGAAGATAGTAAATCCTCTGGTGTCTCCAACATCATTCCAGAACATCTCATAGGGATTACCTAGATAGAAGATCTTCTTATCATCTGATCGAGTGTGGTAGTGTCCCGAGAAGACCTTGGTGAACTTCTCAAATAAGTTGCTCTCAAAACCATGCTCCATGATGCATCCGCGATGAGCTCTAAATCCCCGTAGTTCAAGGTGCCCCATCGCGCATGTGCTATCTGTACTTTCAATAGATACGAAAGTATTTTTGGAATTTTCTTCATTGATCCATGGTATAAAAAGAACTTTTAAATTGCCCAGCATTGCTTCTTCAGGGGAAGAATAAACGCGAACATTGTCATATTCACGAAGGAGAAGATCTACGGCATTTACTTCATTCGTGTTTTTATAAAAAGCAGTATGATTACCAACAATAGTGTGAACAGTCACTCCCATCTGTTCAAGTCTATCGTAATAGTTATTCTTTGCCCATGCTAGAGAACCAAAGTTGATACCAGTGCGATTATCAAAAGTATCTCCCATGTCTACAACAGTAGTAATACCGTGTTCTTCTAGATACGGAAAGAAGATATCATTATAAAATTTAAGGAAATAGTTATGAAAGAGTTTAGAATTTTTACGAGCACCAAAGTGTTGATCCGTAATGATTGCAACTTTCATTAATAACGAAGTTTTGAGTGGACAGCATCCTTGATGGAATTATAGTCACTGTAATTCGATCCGTCAAGGGTGTTGTTGTCGTCAAACACCTCACTGTACCCCGACTTCTCCAGAATCTTGTTCTTGATTTCTAACTGACGCTTTTCTCTTTGAATCCGTCTCAAGAAAGCGTAGTGAATGATTTGTGTGAAATATGCAAAAGGATTCTGAGATTTCTCA